TGCGAAGTGCTTGTGTCTGAGCGGCAACTTTTACGCGCGGATCCAGACCAACCAGCGCGGCGACGTGACCCAGCTGACGCCGCTGTCGCCGTCGTCCGTGCGCGTGTTCCGCGACCCGGAAACCGGCGTGATGGTCTACCAATACGGGCAGCAGATGTACACGGCGTCGGACATCCTGCACATTCCCGGCCTGGGCTACGACGGCGAAGATAGTCTGACCGGCTTTTCGCCCGTGGGTTATATGGCGCAGGCTCTAGGCATGACGCAGGACGCGGAAGGCTACGGCGCGAACTTCTTTAAGAACAACGCGACCCCGCCTGCCTACATGACCGTGCCGCAAGCGTTGAGCAACGAGGCGCGGAAGAACCTGCAGACTTGGCTCATGGAAAGCTACGGCGGCGTTCGCAACGCTGGCAAGATCGGCGTGCTTGAGCAGGGGGCGGAGATCAAGACGGTGGCCATTAATCACCGCGACATGCAGTTTTTGGAGTTGCGCCAGTACCAGAAGGCGGACATCTGCTCCATTTTCCGCGTGCCGCCGCACATGATCCAGGACCTTACGCGCTCGACGAATAACAACATCGAGCACCAGGGCATCGACTTTGCCACGCACACTATCCGGCCTTGGCTGACGCGCATCGAGAAGCGCATCAACCTGCAACTGTTTGGCCCGCGCGAGGCGACAAATTACTACGCCGAGTTCAACATGGACGCGCTTTTGCGGGGCGACGCGGCCAGCCGGGCGAACTACTACAGCGCCATGCGAAACATCGGCGCGTTGAACGCGAACGAGATCCGCTCGAAAGAAAACATGAACCCATACGACGGTGGCGAGTTGTATCTGGTCCAGGGTGCCATGGTGCCGGTCGCGCAGGCCGGCGCGTTTCAGGGAGGCCAGCAATGAACGTAGAGCAAGCACAGCAGCTACTGCTGCAGACGCCGCAATCGCTTTTGTCCTCGCTGCGGCCTGCCGACCTCCTGCAAATGCCGGAGGAGGGCGACAAGGTCGAGCTCCCCGGCAAGCGCAAGCGTGACGTGCTGTTTTACTCTGGCGCGAAGGTCGAGCGCGTCGATATGTGGTCTGGCGACGTATACGACTTGTCGTTCGGCATGGACGGCGGCGACCTTACGCAGCTGGCGGGCAAGCCCGTCCTGGACGGCCACCAGCAGGAAGAGGTCGAGTATGTCCTCGGCGTGGTGGAGAATCCGCGGCGCACTCGTCGCGGCTACGAGGCGACGCTGCGGTTTTCCGACCGGGGAAATGTGGCACCGGTGTGGCAGGACATCGAGGACGGCATTCTTACGAGCGTTTCCATGGGCGTTCAGATCGTTGAAATGGCCCAGGCGCCGGACTCGACGGTGAAGCGGCCGCACCTGTTGGCAACTAGGTGGAGGCCGTTTGAGATCTCCATTGTGCCTATTGGGGCCGATCCCGGAGCCAAGTTTCTTTCGGCCAGCCTCTCGGCGGCCAAACGAATTTCTACCGCGCCCAGCGCGGCTGAAAACCACGCCCGGCACGAGCTGGCGCTGCGAGAGCGGCGTTGGCGCGTGTTTGGCAGATAAGGAGCACAACATGACTAAACGAGAACTTCTCGCGAATGTCTCCGCGCTGGAAAACGACTACAGCGCATTACTGTCGGCCTCTGCGGTCGCCGCCGACCCGGTCGCGCATCTCGCCACCGTGGACGCCAAAGAAACCGAACTGAAGTCCGTCCGCGAGCAGTTGGCGGCGGTCGAGGCGCTCGAAGCGCGGGCCAAGCAGAACGTGACCCGTGAGCCTGCTCGCGTCATCAGCGACAACGAAGCGAAACGGCCATGGGCCAGCTTCGGCGAGAACCTGCAGGCCATCGCTTTTGCCCAGTCGCCCGCTGGCTCGTTTCAGGGCCTCGGTGGCAAGGTTGACAAGCGACTCTTCGAGACGCTGACCGCTACCGGTTCATCGGCCAGCATTCCGGCCGACGGCGGCTTTGCCATTGCAACGGCGTTTTCGGACCTGCTGCTGCGGCGGGCCCGCGAAACGGCTAGGATCTTCCCGCTGGTGAACGAGATTCCGATGGACGAAGGTTCGGACTCCATCGACTTGCCGTATATCGACGAAACCAGCCGCGCCAACGGTTCGCGCTGGGGCGGCGTACAGGCGTACTGGACCGGCGAAGCTGACGCGCCGACGGCCACCAAGCCCAAATTTTCGCGCCACGAATTGCGGCTGGAATCGCTGAAGTGTTTGACGTATGCGACGGAGCGCCTGCTCCGCAATGCAACGGCCATGGGTGCTGTGCTGGAGAATGCCTTCGCCTCCGAGATTGCGTTCAAACTGGATGACGCTATCTGGCGCGGCAACGGTGCTGGTATGCCTCTCGGTTTTAGCGTGCAGAATTACGGCGCGCAGTTGCTCGTGCAGGTTGCCAAGAAGTCCGGCCAGACCGCCGACACCTTCGTCATCGAAAACGCTACGGCCATGCTTTCTCGCCTCCTGCGCGATCCCGGCGACCGCATCGCATGGCTGTGCAACCCGGACACCATCGGTCAATTCCCGTTACTGACGGTGGGAACCCAACCGGTGTTCTTGCCTAACAACAGCGCAGCCGGAAGCATGCAGTACGGCACTTTCTTCGGGTTCCCGGTGATTGTTGTTGAGCAGGCCGAGACGCTTGGCGACGCCGGGGATATCGTACTGGCCAACATGAGCAAGTACGTCATGATTACGCAGGGCGGCCTTCGCGCCGCGCAGTCGATGCACGTTCGGTTCATCTTTGACGAGATGACGTTTAAGTGGAGCTTCGACGCCAACGGCCAGAGCAGCGTTAAGCAGCCTATTACTGCGTTTAAGGGTCCGAATTCCTTGTCGCCCTTCGTGACGACTGCGGCCCGCGCCTAAACATAAAACCGGAGCGGGCGGCGCAAGTCGCCCGCACTAAGGAGACCCAACATGCCTCGTTACGAATTACTCAACAATTTGCACTTTGTCAAGGGGCTCGATCCCGTGGCCGACGCCTTCGCGGGCACAGTTACTTCGGACGTCGTGAGTCTGGAAAATCATGAAAGTGCCATCTTTCTTGTTTACAAGGGAGTTGGCACAACTGGCACTTCGACTATCACTGTTGAGGCCTGTGACGACTTCGTCCCGACCAACACCAGCGCTGTGGGATTTCTCAGCAAGTCCATCACGTCGACCGACGTTCAGGGCGCGATGACGACCCGCGCGGCGGCCGGTTTTACCACGACCGCTGGTAGCAGCCAGATGTACGCGATTCAGGTCAACGTCGAGGAGCTGCAAGCCAGCGGCTACCATTGCGTCCGGCTCAAATGCGTCGAGGTTGTCGATTCGCCTGTTCTGGGCGGCATCGCTATCGCTCTGGCTGGCCCGCGCTTCGGCGGATCTGCTACCGCAACCGAGATTGCCTAACACATGGATTTACGTCTCCAGCTAGTGACCGGCCCGACCGGCTACCCGCTCGAAGCGGCTGACCTCGAAGCGCACTCCCGCGCCATGGGCCAGCCGCTAGAGCAGCTGGAGCCGTATTTGTTCGCGGCAACCGACCATATCGAAACGATTACCAACCGCCGCTGCTTGACGCAGACCTGGAAGCTTTTCATGGACTGCTTTCCAGGCAGCGGCATTATCCACCTGCCGTACTCGCCGCTAGTGTCGGTCGCGCACGTCAAATACACGGACTCGACCGGCACACAGCGGACGTTTGCGGCAACCGAGTATGGCGTATCGACGGCGCGGACGCCGGGGGCCATCGTCCTGGAATACCAGAAAGACTGGCCTACCGACACGCTCCGCAACACGGACCCAATTGAAGTGCAGTTTACGTGCGGCTACGGTCTGCCGACACAGGTACCGCATCAACTGCGCCAGGCGATTCGTATGTTGGCGGCGCATTTTTACGAGCATCGCGAAGCGGTCATCATCGGCACGACCTCCGCGATTGACGAAAAGGAACTGCCGTTTGCGGTCTCGGCGCTGATTGCGCCGTTTCGGGTGTGGTTATGAAAGCAGGCGCCTTGCGACATCTAATCATCATTCAAGAGCCGACGATTGCCGTGGACGCCAACGGCGACCGGACAGACACCTGGACCGAGTACGCGACGACCTGGGCTAGTATCGAGACCGGCAACGGGCGCGAGTTTTTCGCGGCGCGGCAGGTCATGGCCGACCTTACCCACACGATCCGGCTACGGTACGTCGAGGACCTCAAGCCCGAGATGCGGGTTAAGTACGTTGACCAGAAGACCGGGAAGACGCGCTATTTCAACATCCGCACTATCCTGAACCCGGACGAGCGCAGCGAGATGCTGGTCATGCAGGCGTTAGAGGTGCTTATCTAATGGCACGGGCGCGCAATATCAAAGTCGAGGGGCTGGACGAACTGACGCAGCAGTTCAATAAGCTGATGGCCACGGCCGAAGGCCCGGCGCTGCAGGACGCCATTTTGCAGGGTGCGCGAATGCTTGAAGACGAAGTCGAGCGCCGAGCGCCGATTGCGGCGTATCCAACGAAGAGGTTTGGTCACGTTTACAAGCCGGGCGATTTAAAAGAGTCAGTTCAGGCGGCCAAAGGTCGCCAGCATAAAAACTTCCTACAGGCCTACACTTTCACCATGAAAAACCTTGCGCCGCACGCCTACATGGTCGAGTTCGGCACCAAGGCGCACACGATTAAAGGCAAGAAAATGCGCATTCGCGGCGCGGCGTTCAGCTGGCTGGCGCGGCTCGGCGACCAGGTCCGCACAAAGATTCAGCACCCTGGCGCACGGCCCGCGTTTTTTTTCCGCGACTCGATCAAGGCCAAGCGCCTGCAGATCAAGCGACTTATCGAAGCCCGCGCTAAGGCCGCGTTTGAAGCGATCGCGAGGGCCGCGTGAGACTTTACCAGGCGCTGTACAAGTATTTGCAGACGCAAGCGCCAGTAACAGCGCTGGTGGGCACGCGGGTATACGACGCGCACGCGGACCAAGGCCGAGCGACTAAGTACCCGTGCATCGTGGTGGAGATGATTGACGACCAGCAGTTTCATTCCATCGGGGCGAATCCGACGGCAACGCGCCGGCCGATCAACATCTACTGCATGGCGCAGGGCAATGGCAAGGCGAGCGACGACCTGGCCGACATCGTCTACACCGCCATCATGGGCCAGGAAGCGGCCATCACCACGGCCAGCGGCCTAACGGTTCGCAGCACGCACTTGAACGGGCGCAGAAACGAGTACGAAGACGCGCTCGAAACCGACAAGAAACTTTACGCAACGGTCGTGGAGTTTGACATCATCCACGACGTTTAAGGAGCACATATGGCAATTCTCGCTGGCAACGCAGGCAGTTTCCGACTCACCACCAACACAGTGCTAGAGATCGACACATGGACGCTGGACGTGTCTACCGGCCTCGAAGAGACCCAGTCGTTCGGCGACACCTGGAAGGAGCGCACGGCCACCATCCGCGAGTTCAGCGGCACGGCAAGCGGCCGCTTCGACAACGCTGACACCAACGGTCACGTCGCATTGAGCACGGCGTTCCTGGGCGGCACGACGGTTTCGGCGCGGTTTTACGTCAACGGCACGAATTACTACTCTGGAACTTGTTTTGTGCAGGCAAGCCTTAACGCCAGCGAGAACGGGCTGGTGACCGCGAGCTATACGTTCACCGGCAGCGGCGCACTGACGTACACCTAGACCTAGGAGGCCACCATGGCAGTTCTTGCAGGCCGCAACGCAGACATTTACCTCGCCACGGGGGCGGGCACCAGCATGACCGGACAGGCGACGACCGCGCTAGGCGGCGGCGTCTACCAGATCACGCTGGCCGCCCGCCGGGCGATTAACCCCAACGACTCGCTGACCGTCCTTGACGGCGTGACGACTGTTTCGCCAGCGCTCTATCAAGTTGCCTGGGGTAACGGAAAGATTGTTTTCCCGAGCTACACGCCTGCTGGCGCTATTACGATTACCGGCTCGTTCCTGACGTTGTCAAAAGCTGCGCAGGGCACCGACTGGACACTCGATATCACGCCGACGCTGGAAGAGGTCCAGGTGTTTGGCGACGCCTGGAAGTCGCGGGCCGTGGTGCAGCGCGAGGGTACTTGTACCTTTGGCCGGTTTTACGACGACGCGTACTTTGTCACGAACTCGGCCAGCTACTACGTCATTGACCTTTACGCCGACTTTTCGAACACGGTCCGTTGGCGGTTTGGCGCGTCGCAATCGTCCGTGGGCATTAGCGTCGGCGAGAACGAGATCATCCGCGAGAACGTATCTTTCTCGACCATCGGAATCGTAGACTATTAGGTATGAAGACCCTTGCCGACCGCATCTTAGCGGTGCAACTTAAAACGGAAGTGATCGACGTGCCCGAATGGGACGCGAAGATTGGAATCACCGAGATGGACGCTGGCCAACGCATCCGTTTCGGAGAAGATGCGAAGCGCACACCGGCGCTTGCCATGGTGCGGCTGTTGATCGCTTCGGCGTTTGACCCGGAGACGGGTAAGCCGGTGTTCGAGCAGGCCCACCAGGACGCGCTGCTGAAGATGTCCGGCAGCGTGATCGACCGCGTTGTAACGGAAATCTGCCGCATCTCTGGCCTAACCGAGAACGCGGCGGCTGAAGCCACAAAAAACTAACCGGCGAGCGTAAGTTTGCGTTTGCGCTCGCCGAGCACCTACACATGACGGTTGGTCAGTTGTTGGCGACGATGTCATCGAGCGAGTTTTCCGAATGGGGAGCGTATCTGGACATGAAGCACCAGGAGCAGGAAAAGGCATCGAAAGAAGCGGCGGCTAAGGCGCGAGGTCGCCGCTAATGCCTGTTCTGAGCAACCTGATCGTTCGCATCGGGGCATCGACCGACGACTTCGATAAAAAGGTCAACACCAGCCTGAATAAAATCAAGCGCTTCGGTGCGGATGTGGCGCAGGCCGGGCAGGCGTTGTCTATTGGCATAACTGCGCCACTGGCAGGGGTGGCGGCGGGGGCTTTGGCTGCTGCTGCCAAGATGGAATCGCTGGGAAACGGCCTAGCCGCTACCATGAAGTCCACCAAGGCGGCCGCCGAGGAAATGGAGCGGCTCAAAGAGGTGGCAAAGCTACCCGGCCTGAATCTGGAAGACGCCGTTAAGGGCTCAATCAGGCTGCAGGTGCTCGGCAACAGCGCCGATGAATCGCGTCGAATCATGATGGAGCTGGGGAACGCCCTGGCCGTAGTTGGTGGCGGCAAGGAAGATTTTAGCGAGGTTATCAAGCAGCTTTCGCAGCTGGGCGCGGCGGGAAAGGTGACGAAAGAAAACCTAGACCCGATCATCGAGCGTATCCCGCAGATTGCCGCGATCATCAAGGAAAAGTTTGGACCGGCGGCGATTGGTGATCCAGCCAAAGTCTT